CCAGCACTTCGCATCTGACAAACCGGCAGTGAGAAGGCTCCAGATAGAAAGCGCCATCACGGGAAAGCATAATGCTGATCCCATTGGTGCGTACTTCTGGAGTTTTAATATCTCACCACCCGGCAGAGTCGTTGCTTCGCTCCTTGCTGCTAGGAGGCACGTTAACACGTGACTCGGAAACAGTAGGCGAACAAGACCGACGGTTACACGATCACTAGCCTCTTTCAAGTCTAGTGTCGCATACTTCCCATTGGAGGAACCGAGTAAGGCTCCTCTTTTATTGGGGGATTGGTCGGTGAAGTAGACATTCCACCTTGTTAAAGGGTGGGACTCTACGAGTTCAACGATCGCACGCGCTAGTCCTTGCTGAATCCACTGGTTAGCCAGAGATTCGCAAGAAATTAAGCGCGGTCCGCGACTATCCTTAGGGACTAAACAGACCCTAGCGGGATGGTCTAAGTTATCGATGTCGCTGAAAGGTCCGGCTCCAGAATGGAGCTGTTCCAATCCGTGTAATCGATACTTGCTGCAAATCTCTCCATGCCCGGCGCTAAAGTAAGCGTCAAGCGGATAGATTCGAGTGAGACGGTCGGGGACACTACGAAACCGATACTTCTCCCAAAGTTGTTCCATTGTGGAAACAGCTCCAGGTCCGTGTCGTGGACGTATGTCTCGGCCATCAAAGTAGGCGAATAGATCCGATAATAGGATCTGTGCCTTGCGGATAACATCTCTTCTGCTTCCATCGAGTTGTTCAAACTTGATGGTGTCAGTTGAGCCGCTATTGAATCCGTTTCCGGCATCAAATAGCGCACCTCGTTCGGGCAAAACAAGATCAAGTCCTTTTGGAACTTGACTTTGTTCACCAGATTGCGAGGCCAGAAGATCCGAATTTTCTTCGGTAACTTCAACTTGAGTTTCAAGATTATCTTCGCATTGCTGCGGAGATGATCCGGGACCCAAGGGTTTTGGATACAATTGATCAAATGCTCGTTCAGATCGTCCAGATCTGGCCAAGTATAAGACATCAGAATCCCTTTCGGGTCTGGTGCTTGAATGATCAACTTTGCGAGTGTCCAACTCTGACGCATATGCGTTAAGAGTTGAATCGATTGAACTAATTTCATATTCTGTCTGTATAAACTGACTTATTATGGTTTGTTCTTGCGAAGGACTGTACGGCAGCTCTAGTTTGTAGAAGACAAACAGTAACTGT